TCACCTGATCAATTGTATTTATATAAAAACAAAGAATCCTGGAAAACAAATATAGATTTTTGTTTTGTTAAACCTATTATGGAAAACAACAAAAATAAGACCACTAAACTAAAAAAACAAATTGGTATATTAAAATATGGCAATAACGTCTTAGAAGCGCTAGAAATAAACCCTGGAGACTTGATTGGTTTTAAACCAAACAGAGAATTTGAATTTGTTATTGACAATGAAGTTTTATACTGTATGCAATCAAATGATATCACAATTAAATATGAACACCAAAGAAACGAAACTGAATATAATCCAAGCTGGGCAAAAAGCAGTTGAAGAATTAATAAAAGTTGCTAAAGAAAAAATAGTAGATTCTGAGGATGATCTATCTGCTGATAGATTAAAAAATGCAGCAGCAACTAAAAAATTAGCAATATTTGATGCTTTTGAAATACTAACGCGTATAGAAGAAGAAGAAAGTATGTTGAAAGAAGTATCTAAAGATGATAAAGGCGCAAGTTTTAAAGGGTTTGCAGAAGGAAGATCTAGATAATGTATAAACAAACTTTATATAAAATACTATCAGATCATATTAAACCTAATATACTTAAAAGAAATAACAGATACAATAAGTGGAAAACAGGTTATAACGAGGAACACGATGTTATTGTTATTAGTAAGACTGGTCAAATAGGTGAAATATATGAAATACAAGGTCTTAAGATTGCTCTTCCTTTAGAAAAGCAACCATACAAAAGATCTGGAAAAAAAGATGAACAATACTGGGAGTCACATACTTATCCAAAAGAATTGTCTAAAATTAAAACAGTTTTTGATTGGAATAATTATCCTTCCGTTTTTAAAGACAAATGGTATGATTACATTGATGGAGAATTTAAAAAGCGTGATGAAGGATTTTGGTTCTATAATAAAGGCACTCCTAATTATATTACTGGTTCTCATTACATGTACTTGCAGTGGACTAAAATTGATGTTGGGCAACCAGACTTTCGAGAATCCAACCGAATATTCTTTATATTCTGGGAGGCTTGTAAATTGGATACCAGATGTTACGGACTGTGTTACCTTAAGAACAGACGTTCTGGATTTTCATTCATGGCATCTTCAGAACTTGTACACCAGGCAACCATCTCTTCGGATTCCAGATATGGGATATTATCAAAGACTGGAGCGGATGCAAAGAAGATGTTTACAGACAAGGTGGTACCGATCTCGGTTAATTACCCCTTCTTTTTCAAACCGATCCAAGACGGTATGGACCGTCCGAAAACCGAACTCGCATATAGAATCCCTGCCTCGAAACTCACGAGGCGTAAACTTGATTCGAACGAACGTCCCGAGGACCTTGTCGGGCTCGACACGACGATCGATTGGAAGAACACCGGTGATAACTCGTACGACGGTGAGAAACTTAAGATCCTTGCCCACGACGAATCGGGCAAATGGGAAAGGCCGGATAATATCCTCAACAACTGGAGGGTCACGAAAACAACATTAAGATTAGGTAGTAGAATAATAGGTAGGTGTATGATGGGTTCAACATCAAATGCACTTGATAAAGGAGGATCTAATTTTAAAAAGCTATATGATGCATCAGATGTTACAAAAAGAAACCGCAATGGTCAGACTAACTCAGGATTATATAGTCTGTTCATACCTATGGAATGGAATTACGAAGGATACATCGACGCTTATGGATTTCCTGTATTCGACACTCCGAAAAAACCCGTCAAAGGCATTGATGGATCCAAGATTCAGATCGGAGTTATCTCGCATTGGGAAAACGAAGTTGATGGATTAAAAGAAGACCAAGACAGTTTAAATGAATTCTATAGACAATTTCCAAGAACTGAAAAACACGCTTTTAGAGATGAAGCAAAACAATCTTTATTTAATCTAACTAAAATATACGAACAGATAGATTATAACGAAGATCTAAGAAATACAAATATAGTTACACAAGGTAGTTTTCAATGGGAAAATGGTGTTAAAGACACTAGAGTAGTTTTTTTTCCTAATAAAAATGGTAGATTTATGATATCATGGATTCCACCAATTCAATTACAAAATAAATATTTAATTAAAAATGGGATTAGATATCCAGGTAATGATCACACTGGTGCTTTTGGTTGTGACTCTTACGATATTTCCGGAACAGTAGATGGTAGAGGATCAAAAGGTTCTTTACACGGTCTAACTAAGTTTTCAATGGAAGACGTTCCTATTAATAGTTTTTTTTTAGAATATATAGCAAGACCACAAACAGCTGAAATATTTTTTGAAGATGTGTTAATGGCTTTGGTGTTTTATGGAATGCCAATATTAGCAGAAAATAACAAACCAAGATTATTATATTACTTAAAAAGAAGAGGATACAGGGGATATTCTATGAATAGACCTGACAAAATCTATAACAAATTATCTATTACTGAAAGAGAAATAGGTGGTATACCTAATTCAAGTGAAGATATAAAGCAAGCACACGCCGCAGCAATAGAAGATTATATAGAAAATTTTGTTGGATTACTTGAAGATGGTTATGGAGATATGTATTTTCAACAAACACTTGATGATTGGGCTAGGTTTAATATTAATAATAGAACAAAGCACGATGCATCAATTAGTTCAGGTTTAGCAATAATGGCTTGTAATAAAAATAGATATGCACCTAACGCAAAAAAGACAATAACATCTGTTCCTTTAGGTTTGAAAAAATATAATAATGAAGGAGTAAATTCAAAAATAATCAAAATAAATGATTAACATTAACTACAACAGCAGTTTTCCAGATCAGGTGGTACCTGAAGAAGAGAAAAGTTCTTGGGAATATGGTTTAGCCGTTGCTCAAGCTATTGAGCATGAATGGTTTAGAAACAGTAGCGGTCAAAATAGATTTATTAATAATTTTCAAAACTTTAATAGATTAAGATTATATGCAAGAGGTGAACAGCCTGTACAAAAATATAAAGATGAATTAGCTATAAACGGTGATTTATCTTATCTTAATTTAGACTGGACACCTGTCCCTGTATTATCTAAGTTTGTAGATATAGTTGTTAATGGTATGACTGAAAAAGGATATGAAATAAAATCTTTTGCAAGTGATCCTTATGGTATAAAAATAAGAACAGATTATGCTACTAATGCTTTAAGAGATATTAAAGAAAAAGAAACAATAGCAGAATTAACACAATTAACAGGAAGAAGTTTTTATGCATCAGCTAATCCTGATATATTACCAGATGACCCAGAAGAGTTAGATCTTTTTATGCAACTTAGTTATAAACAAAGTATTGAAATAGCAGAAGAAGAAATAATAAATAATGTTTTAAATTATAATAAGTTTGATGAAACTAAAAAACAACTTGCTTATGATTTAACGGTGTTAGGTATAAGTGCGGTTAAAACAAACTTTAATTTATCGGAAGGAATAACAGTAGAGTATGTTAATCCAGCACATTTAGTTTGGTCTTACACAGATGATCCTAATTTTGAAGATATATATTATGTAGGTGAAGTTAAAAATATGTCTTTGTCAGAATTAAAAAGACAATTTCCCGACATAACTGATAAAGAATTAGAAAATATACAAAAATATCCAGGTAGAAATTCTTATACTAATACTTGGTGGGGACAAAATCAACAAGATTTAGTTCAAGTTTTGTTTTTTGAATATAAAACTTATCACGATCAAGTTTTTAAAATAAAAAGAACAGAACAAGGTTTAGAAAAAATATTAGAAAAACCTGATACTTTTAATCCTCCACCTAGCGATAATTTTGAAAGAGTTTCTAGGTCCATAGAAGTTTTATATACTGGTGCTAAAGTTTTAGGTTTAGGAGATAATATGTTAAAATGGGAATTGTCAGAAAATATGACTAGACCTCAAGCCGATACTACTAAAGTTAACATGAATTATATAATAACTTCTCCTAGAATGTATCAAGGAAGAATAGAATCCATAGTAAGTAAGACTGTTAGTTTTGCTGATATGATTCAAATAACACATTTAAAATTACAACAAGTATTAGCTCGAATAGTTCCTGATGGAGTTTACTTAGA